ACCTAGATGGTGTCTCTTCTGCTATTCAGACACAGATAGATAGCAAGATAGGTTCCGCCTCTGCTATTAGCCCTACCTTAATAGATGCTAAGGGTGACTTAATTGTTGGTAGTGCAGCCGATACTGCTGCTCGTTTAGCAGTTGGTACTAATGACTATGTTCTTACAGCCGACTCTGCTGCAACTAACGGGGTTAAGTGGGCTGCACTGCCTGCTAGTGGCGTAACTTTTGTTGGTGCAAGAGCAGGTAGAATTAACAGCAATCAATCAATTAGTAACAACACTAATACAATTATAGGTTGGGATTCAGAAACATTTCAACCAAACTTTGACACAGACAGCATTCACTCAACCAGTACTAATAACAGCCGATTTACTGTACCAACTGGCAAGGGTGGTTATTGGTTATGTATTGCAACAGTGCAATTTGAAAGCAACGGAACTGGTTTTAGGGTTGGAGAGTTTCTTTTAAATACTGATTTAGTAACAAAAGGATTTAGAGAGGCTTCTCTTAGTGCAACTGACACAACTCATACAGCATCAACAGTTCTTAAATTAAATGCAGGAGATTATGTAGAGTTTAGAGTTTATCAAAATTCAGGCACATCATTAGCCATTCAGGGAGATTCATATAACAATCAATTTGTATTTACATTCTTAGGAGCATAATATGGAACTATGGGAACAAATTATTGAGGCGTATCCAGAAATTAATCCAACAGATAATTTTCAGGCATTAGGTATTTTTTTGCAAGATGATTCAGATGGCGTTGGTGCTTATATCCGAGAATGGAATTATAGCAAGCCAATACCTGCTGGATTATCTTTGGGCAAACCTACTGCCTAGTTTAGGCAACAAGCAAAACTTTTACTTTCTTAATTAAGGAGCACTGTGGCTGGTCGTGATATTACCGAAGGTCGTGCCAATCAAGCAATTGCTGTTGATGTTGGTATCGTATCTACAAGCGCATACTGGCAGAATACCTCTGACTCATATGACGTAGCATTAGGTGGACAACCATTCTTCTATGCTATTAGTGATGCACGCCCATACATTAGGCAGACAGCACCATACAAGAAGGACCAGTTTGACAATGGTGCAGAGCCAGGTGAGCAATCACTTACTGGCTGGTGGATTAGAAGTCAATCATCTTTTCACGGTGGTGAAGGCATTAAGTTCTATGACCCATCTGCTGGTGAAACAGTTGCACATAGATATACAGATAGCAAGGGTGTTAATGTTTGGAATAAGGGCGAGGTAACTCTACTTAAATCCACAGCAACAGCCCACTATACAACTGGTGATATTGAGGCTAACAAGCGACCATTCCAACAACTACGTGCTATTCAATATGGTGGTACTAATGGTGTGTTACTACACGATGAGTATGATGTTGACAAAATTGCAGTAGATGGTACAGATACTCACTTCATAGATAATGCAGCAGGTACTGACTACCCTGTATTTGCTATCTGTGATGATGGCATCAATGCCTACTGGGTTACTCGTATCCTTGATTCAGGTGTAGATAAGTCTGCTGTATACAAGAAGCCTTTGACTGGTGATGCATCTACCTCAGCCACCTTACTATTTAGTAGCAGTTCTATTGTAGTATCTAAAGGTGTAATGGAATATGTTAAAGACCGTATCGTTATGGTTATTAACAACAAAGTATTTGAACTATCTACCGCAGCATCATCTTTACCTACAGCCCTGTATACACATACAGATACAGATGTAGTCTTTACATCTATCACAGCCTCTGGTCCTGCTATCTATATTGCTGGCTATAGTGGTGTTCAATCATTTATCTATAAGTTTACCCTTAACACATCAGGTGTAATGCCTACCCTTACTACCGCCATTACTGCAGCAGAGATGCCAGTTGGTGAAATCATCCACAAGATTTATTACTACTTAGGTTATATGATGATAGGGACAAACAAGGGAATCCGTGCAGCAGTTGTCTCAGACCAAGACGGCTCCATAAACTATGGTCCACTTATTGTGGAAACCACACAGCCTTGCTATGACTTTGCTGCACGAGACAGATTTGTCTGGTGTGCAACTGGCGTAGATGGTGCACCTGGAGTTATCCGTATTGACTTAGGTAATGAGATAGAAACCTTACGCTTTGCTTACGCTAATGACCTATATGTATCTAGTGTATCTGGATATAAGACTACAGCCTGTGCGTTTGCTGGCGATACTGACAGACTTGTATTCTGCACTACAGCCAACAACGCTGGCACAATTACTAACAAAGCATTAACCTCTAACGTAGCAACTCTTACTACATCTGCTTCCCACGGCCTAGCAGTAGACGATGAGATATGGGTAGAAGGCGTTGACGCTACCTTTAATGGTAAGTATACAGTTACTAGCGTACCTAGCACTACCACATTTACTTATGCAAAGACTGCATCTAACGTATCATCTACAGCAGTATCATCTGCTACCGCCTTAGTCAACAAGGTAGGTTCAATTAACATTGAGTCAGCCTCTACTCTTACAGAAACTGGATACCTAACTACAGGTTACATCCGTTATGGAACACTAGAGCCTAAGAACTTTAAGCGTTTACTTGCTCGTGGTGACTTTACCTTTGGCTCATTAGTATTAGAAACTGTAGATAAAGATGGCACAGAGTATGACCACATTACCTATGAGGCAGGAGTAACTGCCGTTGAGGTTGGTACTAACAATCCTGATACAGCACAGGAGTATGTAGCCTACAAGTTTGTATTTAATCGTGATGATACCACTACTAGCCAAGGCCCCGTCTTTAAGGGGTACCAAGCAAAGGCTACTATTGCTACACCTAGACAAAGAACTATGAGATTTCCAGTTTATTGTTTTGATATCGAAACAGATAGATATAACGTAGTATCTGGATACGAAGGCAAAGCATTTGCCCGACTTCAAGCATTGGAAGATGTTGAAGAGAATGGCGATGTTGTTGCTTGGCAAGATTTAACTACTGGTGAGAACCGTCAAGTAGTTATTGAACAAATCTCATTCACTCGTATGACCCCACCTGACAAGCGCTTTGATGGCTTTGGTGGCGTTATCGAAATAACTATCAGAACGGTATAATACTATGACACCTAATGACTGGGCAGCATTTGCTGTTGCTATCACTTCCCTTATAGGAGCACTAGCACTTGGAGTAAGACACTTAGTTAAACACTATTTGTCAGAACTTCGCCCCAATGGAGGGTCTAGTGTCAAGGACCAAGTCAATAGGTTAGAGGAAAAGGTAGAGTTTTTAACAGAGTTAATGAAACAAATAATTATTAAGTGAAGGCCAATAACTTTCCTAAATGGTTTTATGACAACAATACTATTGCCGACTTTGAAGCAGGACTAGCAGAGTTTAAAGGTAAAAAGAATCTTAAGTTTCTACAGATAGGTGTCTTTACTGGCAACGCATCTGCTTGGCTACTAGAGAATATACTTACAGACCCATCATCATTGTTGGTAGATGTAGACCCTTGGTGTGGTAACCTACCTCACGAGTCAGTATATGATTGGGCAGATATACAGTTAGCATACAAAGAACAAGTAGAACCACACGGTAAGAAAGTTCAATCACATAAAGCATTTAGTGGGGACTGGCTAAAGAATAACCGTGAAGTTAAATATGATTTTATCTACATTGATGGTGACCATCTACCTGAATCAGTAACCTTAGATGCTGACCTATCTTGGGACTTGCTTAAGGCTGGTGGCGTTATGGCATTTGATGACTATGAGTGGGACCATCCAGATGGTACAGATAAAAACCCCAAGCCAGCAATAGATGCTTGGCTAAATAAACATAAAGATGATATTGAAATACTACGCAAGGGATGGCAAGTATGGATAAGGAAAAAATAGACAACGATTGTCAAGGTTGTGGTTGTGACCCAACTGATATTTGTTGGCCTAATCAAAACCTATTAAGAGAACAATGGCTTAAGGATAATCCAAATGCAAAATATGAAGGATGGATGTCAATATGACAACTGTAGCCAAGAAAGCCACACCTGCTGCAATTGCTGTATTGCGCCAAGCGACAGCCATTTGGCCCAAGAGAAAGAAAGCAAGCGATGGTCTGCTACCATCTGCTGCTCATTTAAAGCAGAGTCCTAACTCAGACCACAATACTGGACTAGCAGTTGACTTAACAGATGACCCAGCCAATGGGGTAGACTGCAAAGATATTTATATTAAATTACAAAATGATGTTAGAGTTAAGTATCTAATATTTAAAGGTAAAATTTGGAGCAAAGAAAAAGGGGAGCACACCTACAAAGGTAGCAACCAACATAATAAACATTTACATATTTCAATTAAGACAGAGTATGCTAAAGACGATTCTAACTGGTTCAGTTGGATGGGTGCAGTACCTAAAAAAAAATAGGAGAAACAATGAAAAACATAATCGCTAAGTTAAAAGACCCAAAGACTAAGGCTGCATTTAAGTCTTACCTACGGGCTGTATTGGCATCAGCAATAACAATGGGACTAGCCCTTGCTGCTGACCTTGCACCAGAGCAGGCTATTCTAATCGGCGCATTGGCTGCACCATTGGCTAAATGGGCTGACAAGACTGAAAAAGAATACGGCATAGGCTCTAATTAAATACCCCTAATCGGCCTTTAAACGCCCTTTAGAGACACGATACCCCCCAACCTAAGGTAATCCCTTGGGAAGGGGGGTCTTTTGTCGTTTCTATATATACTATTATAGACCCCAAAGGGGTCTTATATATTATATATATATTATATACATAGATATATTTTATGTGGGAACGTACCGTTCCCTACATATCCTAAAGTATAGGTTAAGATACTCTAATGACTATACAACTCGGAGAATATACATTACCTGAACATATATCTTATTCAGCATTTACTACCTACATAGACTGTGGGTACCAGTACTACTTAGGTAGACTACTTAACTTACCAGAAGCCCCATCCGTTTGGTCGGTAGGTGGCTCATCATTTCATACAGCCACTGAGATATGGGACTTGGAGAACTTATGATAAGTATTGTTAATGAAGAGGGTGGCATCACCACTATGCAGTGGGAGACTTACAACACCATCATGCGTGAACGTTACCTCGATGGGCTACAAGAAACTTGGGTCGTTGCTATTGGTTACATCGACTCACTCATAGATAAGACTATGGACGAGACCGAACTTGTCGGATTACTTCGTGCTAAGTTAGCACTTAAGGAGGCACTAAGTGAGCACCGCTCAAAGTTTATGGGATAAGGCTTGGGAAAAAGAATCAGAAGGTGTTGACTTAACCTTTGCTCGTGTTGGTGGTAGAACATCTAAAGCATTTCCTAATAGAGAGAATGTAGATTTTTGGCAACAGACGGGACCTGAATGGGTTCAATCATACATTGATTGGCGTAAGGCTAATCATAATTGGAAGATTTGGTTTACTCCTGAGGGCGCACCTGCCATAGAGTTGGGGTTAACTCCAGTCTTTGCTGATGTACCAGTGAAGATGGTTCTCGATAGAGTGTTTGAAGTCGATGGTGAGTTGGTCGTGGTTGACCTCAAGACTTCACAACAAACCCCAACTAGTACCTTGCAACTTGGGTTCTACAAGTTAGGACTTAAGCAGATACTAGGTGTAGACATTAAGTACGGTGCGTACTGGATGGCAAGGCAAGAAGGTACATCTGCACTCATAGACCTTAGCGGTTACACTGAGGAGAAACTTAACTACTTAGTTTCCTCCTTCGATAAAGCACGCAAGGCTGGTATATTTATTCCTAATACAAACAACTGCAATCGTTGTGGACTTACAGAACACTGTCAGTTCACTTCGAAGAAATGAGAAACATAATGGCAAATGAAGACTGGAAACTACAAGTTTCCTACAAGACACCATCAGGTGATATGATAAACATACGTGCTAATACTGCTGACGAATTGTCAGTATTGTTAGAAGGCGTAGGAGATTACTCTCCACAGATTGCTGCAACCCAACAGAAGATTGTGGGTTCGTATGCTCTAAACCCGTCCTTGACTACGAGTTCCACTACAAGCACAAAGCCCTCGAAATACTCCGCACCAACCCCAGTCTCAGTAGTATCAGGTACAGCAGCGCCAGTGTGCAAACACGGAGCACGTATATGGCGAGAGGGTATCAGCAAGGCAAGCGGTAAACCATATGCATTCTGGGCTTGTCCTTCACCACAAGGAACACCAGACCAATGCAAACCAGTAAACTAAAAGACTGGCATAAATCTTTTTTCGGAACTAGAAAGGAACCAGGATGCGTACACTTGTCAGGTCAGTTGGTCGTGCCAGTATTGGTGGGGAACCATTACCATCTTGCTTTAAGGCATTCGAATCAAACAAGATTATCATCCGTCGCTCCGAAGTTTCTATGTTCGCAGCAGCACCAGGTGTCGGAAAATCAACACTTGCATTAGCACTAGCATTAAAGATGAAGGTGCCAACACTTTACATCTCAGCAGATACTAATGCCCACACTATGGCTATGCGACTAGCCTCTATGATTTCTGGAAAAAACCAAACAGATGTAGAGGGGATGCTACACTCTGATGTTGGTTGGACTAAGGCTACTCTATCCAAGAGTAGCCATATAGTCTGGTCGTTTGAATCAGCACCAACACTACAAGATATAGATGAAGAAGTGCAAGCCTTTGAAGAATTATGGGGCTGTTCTCCTACGCTAATCATAGTAGATAACTTAATGGATGTAGCCACTGATGGTGGCGAAGAGTTCGCCTCTATGAGAGCGATTATGAAGGAGTTGAAATATCTTGCTCGTGCTACAAATTCGGCTGTTGTCGTTCTTCATCACACTAGTGAGGCTGTTGTTGGGACACCGTGTCAGCCACGCTCTGCTATCCAAGGTAAAGTTGCACAACTTCCAGCGCTTATATGTACACTTGGTGTTGTCGGAACTTCAATGGGTGTTGCTCCCGTCAAGAACAGATATGGAAGAGCAGACGCTGGCGGTGGACTAATGACTTGGATTGCATTTAATCCTGAGTATATGTTTGTTGATGACATACCAGAGAATCATTAATGATAATACAATTAAATAAAGATGAGGTCAGGGTCTGCACTTTACTTGCGGTTGAAAGATGGCTGGCAAAGTTTGGCTCTACTGACCAACCTAACTATGCACAGGGCAAGGCAGATGGTAAGTTAGAGCCTGAGATTAACGCCAACATACGTGCTAATGTGTGTGAGTGGGCTGTTGCTAAGCATTATAATATGTCTTGGAATGTCCCTTACTATCCCAATGCACTACATAAGAAGCGGCATAGTCTGCCTGATGTTGGAGAGAACGTAGAGGTTAGGTCTGTTAGAACCCAAGACAGCATACCATTTTGGGCAAAGGATAAAGGTAAGATTATTATCGGTACTAAATGTTTAGATACAGAATATTATTCTGAGGTAGAAATATTTGGCGTTGCTTATCCCGAAGAGTTTATTAAGCCTGAGTACTATGACTCATACATTAACGGATGGCGCATACCTATAAGTGGGTTCACCCATGAGTAGTTATGGAAAGCGCAAGGGTGCTACCTTTGAGACTAGTGTTGTCAAGTGGTTGAGGTCTAAAGATATACTGGCAGAAAGATTAACCAAGGCTGGTGCTAAAGATGAGGGTGATGTAGTTGCTTTCCTGGATGGAGCAGCAAACATACTAGAACTTAAGGCAACAAAGAAGTTAGACTTACCACAGTTCTGGCGTGAGGCTGAGATAGAGGCAGAGAATTATGCTAAGGCTAGAGGATTAAAAGAAGTACCATATAAATTTGTAATAGTTAAACGTAGACAGGCAGGAATAGATAAGGCTTGGGTGGTGGAAGACTTTGAACAATGGACGAAGAGGGCAGGTAAATGACTTACCAAACATACGAGAGATACTCATCCACTATGGAGCAAGTATACGACAAGGACACGGGCAGGCTAATATCAAGTGTCCATTCCACTCGGACACTCACCAGTCAGGAAGCGTTAATAT